ATTATTTGGGTCAGCAATAAATTGTCTATATTCAACAATCTCAGTATCGCTTAACCCCATTTTTTGCAACTCTATAGTTTCTGCGTCAAATGCCTGAGACTCACTAAGCTCTGACTTTAACTTTTCAACTTCTTGCATAGCTTGAACAGCACCTTGTTGAATAAGCCATTCGTTGTGTTGTTCGCGCCATTTTGCGGAGTTAGAGTTATCAATGCTTTCATCAAGAATATCATAATCATCTGGCTTTACCGGAGGAGAGTTTAAATTCTGTTGTTTTTCACTTACTGATTCTGTGAGTTTTTGAACTACATCAGGATTTTGAGCTAAGTAATCGTCTAACTGTGCTAGCTTATCAAACTTCTCTTTTTGAGAGTTCCATTCATTTTTTTCCTTATCTGATTTTGATTGGAGTTGTTTGTAAGCGTCAGCAAGTTTTTGGACTCCCTGCTCATCATTTTTAAACTTATTCTCAATTAACCATTGCTCAATCTCGGATTTAGTTTCTGGTTCTTTATCTACTTTCTCATCAGATATAGTTTCTTGAACTTCTTCCGTATTCTCCTCTGCAACAGAGACGTTCTGTTCTTGAGGTTCTTCTACTTCTGGTAAAGAGCCTGAGTTGAATTGTTCCAATTCAGCTAACAGGTTATCTTCATTCTTTACTTCTACCTGACTATTCTGGTCTTCATTTGTCATTACGATGCTCCTTTAAAGTTATCCGCTATGCTAGCGAAGCTTTGGATTCTGAGTTAACCGCTTGTTTTGCGACAGATAAGTCTTCGCTGACCATGCGAGTCTTATCTCTTTGTCGCGCTTGTTCTAGCTTAGCGTTAGATTTAATGCTGCTTACCGCCTCTGAAACAGGTTTGGTAGCCTCACTAATTTCTGCACGCATATTAGCATGGAACACTTCGCGCTCTCGAGTCTGCAAGTCACCTTGCATCTTCTTAAGTTCTTCTTGCGTTTGCTGTAATTGAGCTTGCAAGTTTGATATTTCTCCCATTCTTTGCATAAGGCTTGCTTTATCTATGTCGCCTTTCATATTCATAATTACTTGCGTCTTATCATAAATGCCTGCATTTAGGAGTGTTAAATCTTTTTGTAGTTCTGCCATTGGCGATTTAGACCTAGTAGAACCCACAACTACTCTTACATCAAATTGAGCAGTTGTTAAATCGTATAATCTTTTTACTGCGCCTGTTTTATCGTCTATAACAGGAATATTTAATTGTACTTCACTTTCAGAGCCTTCTGGACTAACAATTCGCAATGTTCTCTGTTGGTCATATATATTTGGCATCCATTCTACAATTACTTTTGCTGAACGTGTAAGCATGTCATATATTGGTAATATTTTCCAGTTTTGTTTTCTTGAGCTAGACTCATCCATTATTTGCGCTTCACCAACAGTCCCCGGCGCACCTTGAGAGTTTCCTTGAAGAAACTTGTACGCTCCAAAAACTGTTTCTATATCAACTTCATATCTTGCTTTTTCATTATATAAAGCAGAAGAAACTGATGGCGGGCTAAATTCTTTTATTTTTCCAGAAGCAAGCGCCCCGGGATTAGCTCTAATAATAGCATTTGGAATGTGCCATTTTTGAATTTCACTAGCGTCAATAGCGCCATCTTCATAAACAAGCTTAAAATTTGTTGTAGCATTAGTATGTGAAATAAGCAATGCTTCTGTTCTATTTAACATTCTTTGAGGTGTTTTTGAATGTCTTACATCTCCACTAGGAAAAGGATTTCCCGCATGCTCGTTACAAGCTACTGCAATAGGGTATTCTGAAACAGGTAATATTTCGTCATACAAAACAGTATCTCCTACTACAAATACTTCTCTTACTTTTGTAATGTACGTTAACTGCTCAGTAATTATTCCTTGTTTTAAAAAATCCTCATATTGCTTGTCTTTTATTAATTCTTTGTATTCTTCTTTATTATAGAGCTGACTTTTACCTGTTTTTGTATCAAGAATTAAAGCATGAGGAATATTTACTTTTGTAAAGTAACAATACTTACGAACTCGTCCTTGATGGTCTAGAGATTGTGTTCCGGCTGTATCTATTTGGTCTCTAGAGTATTTTCCAGATGATTTTTCATTTCTATCTTCGTCATCTTTTGCTTCTTCTATTTCTTTTTCAAATTGAGGAAATAATATTTTTAAATGTTCTTTTGTGTGAATATCAGAATAAATTATTGCGCTAGCATCTGAAAAATCTGGGTTAGAACTATTAGGGTCAACAAAAATTGACTCAGGTGGCATTCTTTTTACTTTTATTGTACCTAAACCACCATCAGCCTTGTAATCTGGATAGATATACATACAGGCGATTCCTTTTACAATAAAGTCTTTACAAGCCTGCCTAAAATGAACATCTCCGTCAGAGTCGTACCATATTTTATCTAAAAGTTGGTCAAAAACATATGCAACATCATTGTCGGTTTTACCAACAGAATGAACATCCCATTCTGGAGCTGAAGCTGCAATGTTTGCCAATACTTGCTCAACGGAAGGGCGTATTTTATTGTTAGCTTCTGGGGGTTGACCCACGCTGAGCAAGTAGTTCTTTTGTGACTTGGTTAATTGGCTCCCAAGATAGAACTCATGGTCTTCAGCCATTTGGTAACGATACTC